TTTGATGGACGAAGCTGGGAAGCCTTGTCCTAAGTGCGGTTGCGCAAAGCCCAAGGTCTTTGTTCACGGACACTATCAGTGCGCCGACTGCAAGTGCATAGCTGACGGCGACTGCTGCCAAGGGACGATGGCCGATGGCTAAGGCTTACATTCCGAAAGATATTTTCGGAAATCCAATACCAGAGGATGCATTACTGGACGAGATCCGTAGTCGTCATGAAGGTAGACCCCCACCACAGTCAGAAACGCAGCGTCTGGTTTCCGAACTTGATTTAAGCTCGGAAGATCCAGAACTTTTACCAGAAAAAGAGCGGCACGAGAGCAGGCGTAAGTCCTTCGAGGAGAAAACGAAAAAGCTCTTTGATGATGGGAGAAAACGGGAGGGTCGTTTCAACCAAGAAATTGATGCGGGCATTACAAATGCTATCGTAGGGTCTAAGCAATTTAAAAACAATCCAGATGCTCTAGAAGTTGCAGAGAATATTGCGATGGATGTAATTCCACACGCGGCTTCAGCGCTTGCTACTGTAACAGACCCTATTTACGAGGACCGGTATAAGTATTGGAAAAGAGAGGTAAAACTAAAAAAGTATCAACTTTTAAAGGATTTACAGGATAAGTTTGATTTATCGCCGGAGACTTCAGAAGCAGTATCCATGGCTGTTTTGGGTTTAGTTCCGTTAATTTACAACGGCGAATTAGAAATTGATCGGCAACAATTTAATTTAGGACCTGTCACAGTCAGGGGCGCCGGTAAACTACACTTTGCGTATGAGAACCCCGAAGACGCTAGAGCGCAATATGACATTGAGGCTAGTACCCAGGATATTGCAGGATTGGGAGTGGACGCTGACGCAAGGATTAGAGGAACTAATTTAGAATTTGGCTATGACGCTGAAGCTACGGCACGAGATGTTGCGGGGTCGGGAGTGGATATTGCAGGAGGGTTTGGGGGAGATACTACTGAAATTAGAAGGGCGAATATTGGAGCTTCATACCGGGATGCAGAAAATAGATTCTTGGCTTCTATTGAAGCATCCGGGGATCCTACTAGGCTAGAATATGGCCGCGCCAAAGCGGAACTAGAAGCACGAGATCTTTTGGGTGCAGGAGAAAGAATTAATGTAGGAGTAACAGGTTATCCATTGCGTGAGCATCCATCCGCTAGATTTGATATAGACGCGGGTGTGCCATTGGGAAGAGGGCGCATTTCAGGACAAGCACGAGGAAATATAGAACAGGGTCCTACAGATGTGGGTTTTGATTATTTTTTACCAGTAGGAGAAACAGGTAGACTTATTGCCGGCGCATCCACAGATCCTCGGGATCCATATGGGAAACTAGCCGCAAATGTTAGATATAAAGCTAACTGGGATAAAGGCGGTATCGTTGATCTCCAAACTAATGAGACAGCCTCAGAAGTTCTAGCCCAATCCAACACAAAAACTCCGGATTTTATGGCGCCGGTACTTTCGTCCGATCCGCAACCTTTCCGAGAGGGCGGCATAGCCTCATTGCCTAACAACCCCGTCCTTGCCGGCCAACAGCACATGCTGGCCTATATCACCCCGGAAGAAGCTTCTAGACTCAGAGCGCAAGGTGGCGGCGTAACGCCAACCGGCGGCCAGTATCGCGGTCCGGGTGGGATTGCTAGTTTTCAAGTAGCTGGCTTAGCTGGAATAGGACAAACGGGAGGTGTTCATGGGGGAGGAGGAGAAGGAGTAGGTCACGGACAGGGAGTAGCCGCAGCGCAAGCCGCAGCGCAAGCAAATGCGCAAGCAGAAGCCACTGCCACTGCCACTGCTAATGCTCAAAAATCCATTATAGCTATTCAACCTGTGAACGACTTGCACGCTCGACGGAACAAATTCCACCCAAGATCAAAGGCGTATGCGGATCTCACCGCGCAGATCTCTGACGCAATGAGTGTTGCTGTGGACAATGGATATTCCGACGGCGCAATATCTAAAATGAATCAAGTTGCGAATATGAATGTACCGGATACATTCGGTAATGTAACTTTAGCACTGACCCTTGGGGACCAAGAATTTAGTGCATTTGATATTGCCAACATGTCTGATGCAGAATTTAGTGCATTAAGCGCAAATCCTGCCACAGGGGTCAAAGGTGATCCCGAATCTCCTCTTGGAATGGCTGTTCTGGGTTTAGGCACGACAGGACTTGGTATGCTAAGTCCCGCTTTATCATTACCCACAACGGCAATCAACGTAGCGTATGGATTGGCTAATCCCGACGACCCATCGTTGGGTTTTATGGGACTGGTTGAACAAGGCTATAAAGGGCTTTTTGGCGAAACACCGGGGGAGACGGCAGGAGACGTTAGCGAGGCAATTGGGCTTGGCAAGACGCCCTTTGCTGATGTCACAGGATATATTGGTGATGCCGCAGGAACCGTTGCCGAGTCCCTTGGTTTAAGCGATGCCTTCGGTACTCCTACCCCATCTACGGCCACTACTCCTAATGTTCCCGGAGGACCGGGATTTCCCGTAATGCAAATACCATCGGTAGAGATCGGATTACAAGTTCCACCAACAGCGGCTGAAGTTCTAACTGGACCTCTCCCCCATTATACGGCGGAACAATTAGCTGCTCAGACTGGCGTGACCGTAGCACAAGCTCAACAATATTTGAGCGGTCTACCTACTTAGCTGATCCCCACGTCTCTCCAAGACCTACATCAATCCTAGATGGGATGCGTAAGCCTGGGACGCAGTTCTCCATCAGATGCTTGATCTCTTTGACCTGATCATCTCCCTCAACCGAAAAGCATAACTCGTCATGAACGGTAAGCATGGGCCAATGTCCATGGTCCACGCACGCTTTCATAGCGGCTTTTGTCTGATCCGCACTTGAAGCTTGGATCAGTCTGTTAAGCGATTTATAGGTAAACGCGACCCTGTGTAGCGTTGGATTCTTAAACTGCCATTCTGTAGGACGCTCTTCCAAGGGCATCGCCATGATCTCCCGCCAATTCTGCTCGAGAGTATCGACATGTATGGGTTTGAAAAGTGTGTTGAAAGCGTTCTTTTCGCGCATCGGGAACCTGCATTTACGGCCCATTAAGGTCTGTATGACGGCTCTGTGCGATGCTACGCCCATCACAGCCGCCGCAAGATCAGCGATAAACGGCACTTTTTCATCATATTCCGCCCTTAGCGCCTTGGCTTCTTCAAATGGAATGTCTCCCAGTACGGATGCCAGCTTTTTAAGACCCATTCCATACATGATGCCTAAGTTTATTGTCTTGGCCCGTGGACGGTCGATATCGGCCAAATCTGCAACCATCTGATGGAAGTCAATATCATCAGAATGATAGAGTTCCACAATCTCTTGCACCTTTCTGTTGTCCTTTGTTGCCGGTGTCAGAGATGCATAATGCATTAGCCACCGTGGCTCTTGCGCACTGTAATCAAAGCTTCCCCATTGGCATCCCTCTTCTGGAAGAAATAAACCCCTTATCATTTCTTTGATCACAGGATGTCGAGCGGGAACTTGCTGCAAATTAGGATGGCTTGACGAGAAACGTCCGGACACAGTCCCACCGTCATCTGAGCGCAACTGGTTAAACTGGCAATGAATACGGCCATTGTGCTGATGGTGAAGAATGGTATCAACAAAGGTCGTATTGGCTTTGTTGAACTCTCTGATCTCAAGTACCTTCTTGGCAACCGGATGCTTATGGGTCTTGAGAAAATGCTTGGTAAACTTGGCGGCTGCTGTTTTGGATGTTTTCTCATATTTCAGTCCCAGTTTATCAAAAACCGCTTGTAAGCTCTTTGAGTTCCAAGGTTCGAGGTCAACCCCGGTTTCATCGCGAACTTCTTTGAGTAGAACATTCTCTTTCTTGGTGAGAATATCCTTCACTTCATTAGCTTTTTCCACATCCACCCTTACTCCACGGCGCCGCATCTCAAATACGATAGGCAAAAGGGAAAGCTCCATCTCCAATATTTCTGAGCATCCGTCATCCAACAGCTTCTTATGGAGGACATCCCATAATCCGAATGTCAGACGTGCATCTGTTTCCGCGTATAGAGCTACTCGTGCCGCCGGCAGCTTCCACATCTCTGCCTTGGCATCCACACCATGCTGGCCTGCGGCTCGCCTTAGATCTTGTTCCTGCTTGCGCTCTCCGAGATACGTGGCAGATAAGGCGTTAAGGGAATAGCTGAACCTGTTTTCATCCAGTAGCGGCGCCGCGATCATCGTGTCGAGTATGCGGCCTTTTATTTCTATTCCCTCCGTCAAAAGCCATCCAAGGTCGTACTGCGCATTATGGAAGACGACATCCATGCCATGCTTCAATTGATCCTTGATCCAACGGACGACCAAATCCTTGGCCATGTTGCCGCGGCCCCAGTGTCCGATAGGGAGATAGGAATGCCAATCCTGTGCGGCGACAGCAATGCCAATGAGTTCACCATCCCCCCTTGCCCAACCAGGGCCTAAAGTTTTTAGGTTGGTGTCTCGCGTTTCCACATCTATGGCTATGACCTTTTCAGAAGAAAGGTCTGGGAGAGAATCTGGCGGCGTCCAAATCGTCTCGTCAAATAAATCTTCCATATCTAGATATGTTTCCAAGTGTCGCGGTTTATTATCGCGCTGAGATTTCCCTTTGAGATTTTGTATTTTTCGCGGATGAAAGAATAACTTTTCCCGCTATTTTTCAGAGCCCTCATGTCCAAAACTTCTTCTGCCGTGAATTTGCGGTGGCCAGACATATGGCGACCATGACGCACCTTGTCCGCTGTGTTCTCTGCGGGCGTAGCCCAGCGCAAGTTGGTGTAGTGGTTGTTGATTGGATCACCGTCCCAATGGGCGCATTGGTGCGAGGGGGTTGGTTGTGGTCCAAGGAACGCGGCCAAAACCAAACGGTGAGCATAGAAGGTTACGCCTCTACCGTCGATATTAATTTTGTAGATTCGATATCCCCCCTTACCAATCCGGCCTTTCAGAATTTTCCCGGCCAACAGGTTGGATTTATTTTTCAATAGCCGGAGGTCGCCACATTCAGACACCTCGTAATCCGGAATAATTGATCCCCGCCACTCCATTCCTTATGTCCTATTCCTATGAGCTACGAGCAATGCCCATAGTGCCATGTAGGCCGCGCCGTCGATGCAATCGTCCTCGTTGAACTCACCAACCTCGTCTCTGGCGACTTTCAGAAGTGCCATGCACAAAGCCACTTTGTCAGCGGTTACCGGTCCGTTTTTAAGTACGGGCGTCCACAGTTCCGCCACACGCTCATGCAGATCCACAAAGTTGCCATGAGACTTTGCTCTGGGTCCGTTGAGGAGATTTCCTATTGTCTTCAGTAAAGAATCTATTGTCATACACCGCACATACCTTCGCAATCTTCATTAAACAGATCGCCTTGGCCCAATTCTCTAAGTGTTCGCAAATCCACCTCTTCGAGAGGCTTTTTTGAATGATGCATAAACTGCTTTTCTTCTCTGATGTCGCGTATTGCCCTATCAACTTCAATGGCATCTTTCCAGCTTGTCTTATCGCGTTGCGTATC